CAAACCTTCCCGCTCATTGTGGAGGCCGTGGTGTTTGCCTTGGATACGGTATATTTGAACCCCTTGACGGGCCGTGTCGTCCCCAGAAGCCAGACGCGGGAGGCCGTCATATAGGCCGTTGTCAGTGGTGTAAAGTCTGCCGTCCATCTTGCAATTCCCTTGGAAATGCGGATTTCGTCCATATAACAATTACAAAAAACATCGCCTGACGCGGCCTTGCCTTTACCGAAATGATGGTCGGTCAGATTGCCCAGCGTGATATTTGAACTTGCCGCGCCGAGCGATACTCCGTTGACCGTTACTGCCCATGAGGTTGAGGTTCCGCCCCATCCTCGAATAAGAGCAACATGATACCATACGCCGGTTGTTAAAGTAGGATATGACCCTTTCCCTGTCATGACCGTCGTTACAGCCCCGCCGATGTCAACGTCAAACTGAAAAAAATATCCACTAGCCGCATCGTTATAAACATATAGCCACATCCAATTTGTTGCGTCCGTGTACTGCCCATAAAGACCAGCGGCGTTTCCGGCTGTAGGAAGGGCGACAAATTTTACCCAAAATTCAACCGTAAACGGATCGGTTCCGAATACGAAATCCGCAGAATCATCGGGGGTAATGTAATCGTCCGTTCCATCGAAATAAATGCTCCCTGTACCGAAAACCTTGTCTGTTACTACTATTGCCGCGCCGCCGTTTGCGGTGATTGTTTTTGCCGCGCCAGCTATTTCGCTGTCAAGGATCGTCCCTCCGGCCACGCCATCGCAGTGCAGCATCAAAACGGTGTAGCTGTCTATTCCCCCGCCGATAGGGACAACGTTGTCACCGTCGCTTTTGGTGTTGTTGGCGATCTCTGTGTAGTCTCTCGGATAGGTCGCCGCCCCGGTGTCGGTTACGGCGGCAGAAGAAACGACGAGTGCCCCGATCTTGCTTTCGTTTCCTCCCCAAATACAGGCGTCGATGCCGTTGCAGTAAACGACATGGCCGTCAGGGGCGTCCGAAAAGAAGCCGCGCCCAGCTCCTGCGGAATCGGTATGCAGGGCCGTTGCGGAGAAGGCGCCTGCCGAAGGAATGGCCGTTGTGTTTTCAAGGACCTGCGAAGCCGTAAGGTCCGTGTTGTATGCCTGGACCAGCACATGCGACTCTGCGGGCTGCGCCTTGCGAAAATGGAAGGCGTTTCGCGTCTTGAGGTATGTCGTCAGGGCGACGGTATTGATCTTCGTCATCCCCTGGACCATGCGGACATGCCCGTCGGCGTAACGCATATTCTTCAGGGTGCGGAAGTCAGCACCGACAACAACCGGTTCGCAGGTCCGCAGCTTCCCGCTGAAGTCAATTTGCTTATACTGTGTCCTCTGGTCGGCCATCCCGCCTATCTCCAAGTGTCCGTTTCGATCATCCAGCCGCCCCGGTTGGCAAAGTCAAACCTGGCCTTGGGTGCTGGCCTGGAAGCCGCCGTCGCGTTACTCAACAGGTATTTTATTTCCTTCGCACGCTCGTACACCGTGCGCGGGAGGATCCGGTCCCAGTCCTCCGCGAGACACACGGCAAGGTTGTATATGAGGGCCTCCTTGTACTCGACGGGAAGCGAAACGGCTGTTGTCAGGGCCGTAAACTCCGTGAAGGGCTTCCAGGATTCGATATAAAGGGTGTAGGCGGCGTCCGGCTCGCAATCGAAAATAATGGTTGCCGCCGTTTCGGACGGGATGAAATACAGGGCCGAAGGCCTGGCCTCGATTGTCTTTGAGGCGACCTGGTTGTAATCCTTGGCCGCGACGATCTCCAGGGGCGAGTCCAGGCTTTCCGAGTCCCGAAGGAATGCGTTTTCAAGCCTCAGGGGGCGCACGGTGGCAAGATCGCCCGCAGGTCCGATGGTATAGCTTGCCGTTCCCGCCGTCAGGGCCAGGCTTTCCCTTGTCACGGCAACCTGAATGATTTCCGGCGTCCATCCGCTTACCATGTTGTTCAGGGTCGTAAGGGCGTCGGTCCTCTGGGTCGTGGTGGGCGTTTCGATCCCGGCCTTTCGGAATGCTGCCGTTATGATGTCTGCGGCTGTGGTAGACATTGCGCCTAGCCCTCCTTTTCGCGGAACTCCCGCCTTTGCTCCGTGTCAAATCGTCCTACATGGTAAAAAACAGTCCAGACAAACACCGCCACCATGAGCAAGGCGGCAATGCCTGTACCGCGCAATATCCAGGATGACCAATCGCCGCCGGAGGCGCAGAAGGCCCCCATCATGGCCCAGAAAGGCGCAGCGGTATGGACTTCGCGCAGGGGGAAAAAGAAGAGCCCGGACACGAACACAGCAAAAAGCGTTGCCCATCCAAAAACATCGATGCTTGACATCAGGAAGATGGACAGGAAAAGGCCATAGCCGATAAGGCCGATTTCTCCCACAATCTCCAGGTGGTCGTTATGAACCCGGCCATAGGGAAGGTCGCGGTAGTAATTCAGGCCACGGCCAACAAGTATGCGGCCTCTTGCTCGCCTCGCCGCGTCCAGGTAGATTTCCATTCTATCCGCAAGCCCTTCCCCTCTGAACGTCGCCATCAATCGTTCCCGGTTCGTGGCAACAAACACGCCGATGAAAATGGCCGCGTAAAGAAGCACCTCCCACTTGACCATGAACATGACCACGAGAAACGGGACCATCATGGCAATGGTCGCTCCCCGGCATTTCGTCTTTGCGATGGCAACGCCGATGAGGATCACGAAAAACATGGCGTAGATGGACACATTGAACGAAAGCCACAGGGCGGCGCAAAGCCCAACAAGCATGGCTGAACCGTTATGGTTAGAATTTCCGAAAAGAGGAAAATCGTTACGCTCCCCACGGCTTTTTTTGTTCGCTTGGGAATAAAGCTGAAGCGCCGCAAGAACTGACGGGGTGGGCAAAACGATCCACATAACTGCCTCTATCGGGATGGTTCTCGCCGCCATGAAAAGCATGAGATAGGACAGCCAGACAAGAAGCTCCATGGCCGAGTAGGATTTTTCTGCCCAGAGAGCAGATGTTAACATCCAAACAGAAAGAGAAAGGACGGCGCACGTCACGCCGTCCATTGGAACAGATTGCCCGTTCGCCAGCATTAACGCGCCGTAGAGACACGATAGGCAGACGAACGGGTATGCCCTGCCTTGCAGGTCCTGTCGCCAGCCAAACCACACGAGGGCGACACAGGATAGGGCGACATAGACCAAATTCATTGTTTACCCTTCCGCAGCCAGGCCATAGGCGACAAGAAGCGCCTGGATCTGGTTCAGAAGCGTGACGATTTTGTCCGCCTGGGCCGCGCTGGTAAAGCCATAGGGCGATGTGCTTGTCGCCGAAGTGGTTGTCACGGCAGACGTCAGCGTCTGCTGGACAATGGGGGTCGTCAGGCCGAAAAACCCGATTTTCCCGCCGGAATGACCGAAATTGGTCCCATCGTCGTTGTTTTTATCCACATATTCGACAGCCATGTTGATTACCTCCTTTGTTCGTGGGGAGGCTGTCGCGCCTCCCCATCTGGTTGCTTAGCTGCACATCCGAACGGCCCACTGGGGGCGAACGGCCTTCTGCCCGAACAGGACATCGATACGGCAAGGAAACTTGTCGTTGGTGATGTCATAGTTGCGGACAACCCGAAGGCTGATGCCGTCGTAGACCTCTCGCGCCGCAAAATCGACCCCCTTGGGCATTTCCAGGTCCGCCGAAACGAAGGTGAAGGCGTCCTTGTGATAAATCAGGGAGTTGGTGTAGGCCGTGGATGCCGTACCGGACCCGCCCGCCGCCACAAAGACCAGGGCCTTGCTTCCGCTCCACGTGGCCGCATAGCAGTTCTGCTTGGCGCCGGACTTGTAGATGGTCGGGGTGATGCTCAGGGTATCCGTTCCGTCGCAGGTCTTGTCCGCCGTAACGGAAAACTGCTTCAGGTGCGGATAGGGGAGCTTCGTTTCCGGGTTCACGTCGTAGATGTCCGCGATGGTGAACACGTCTCCGGCCTTCAGGGTCGCGCCGTTGTCGATCCCGGTCGTGACAAGCTCGGTGTCGCCATTCGCGATCAGGGCGATGTTTGTCACCGGGGTCGTATCGTCGCGGCTCCCGTTGGTATGGACCGGCGTCATTTCCGACTCGGCGAAGTCGATCCCGGCGATCCTTCCGAGGAGTCCTTCCCGGTACTGCTTTTCGATTTCGGATGCCGCGTGGAAGAGGCTCTTCCCGTCGGTGATGATGGCGTTTGCCGCCAGCGCATCGACCAGGGCATAGCGGTCTCCCGTGGGGGCAAGCCCCTGCTGCAACTTTGCGCGGCAGGCCAGGACGTCGGACAGGACCGGTTTCGTTCCGAAGGTCGTGTTCTCGAACTGGTACACGTAGGGGTACAGCGCATAAATCACCGTCTTTTCCACCTCCGCCGCCAGCCTTGCCATTGCGGGCATCAGAATGCGCTCCGAAAAGTCATCGAGGGAAAGGGTCAGCTCCGCCGAAGAGAAGTTGACGTCAACGCCCTTCTGTGTGGCAACAACGAGCTGGGTCGTGGTTTCCGTGACGTCCTGGGTGTCCATGACGGCGCCGGTTCGGACGGTGAACTCGTTGGGCTCCCGGATTTCCAGGTAGCCGCCGTTTTTGGCCCCCACCACGGCAAAGCGGCTGTCGTATTGCCGGTTGATGGACTTGATGAAGGTCAGCTTGTTGTGCAAGATCGACAGGGCTTTTCTGGTGATGTCCCCCGCCGTCAGGGTTTTGATAGTATTGGACATGGGTTATACCCTCCTTACTGTGCATATTTTCGTTTCAGTTTTTCCGCTTGCCGCTCCCGGTCCCATTTCATCCATTCGTCGATGGACATTTCCGATGGGTCCTTTGCCGGCGCTCCGCCGGACATCCCCACCGGTTTTATGGGAGGCGGTGCGCCTGTCGGCTTCCGCGTATTTTTGGCAAGCACGAGCTGGGTTTCGAGGCGCCCGATTTCGTAAGCCTGGACCTCCGGGGGGAGGGCACGGATCCTGTCCGCCACCTCCCGGTTTTCCGGCCTTCCGAGGTGGTAGGCGATGGCCGGGCCGTTCTCGCTGTGGAGAATCGCCGTCCTCATGACCGGGGAAAACACCGGGGCCTCGATCACCTCGTCGAAATCTTCATGTTCAGCGCGAAGCTCCTTTGCCCGCTTGCTGAACGCCTCGACAGCCTTCTCCTGCGCCTGCTGCCGTCTTTGCATTTCCGTTACGATTTCGCGCCTTTGGTCGTACCAGGCGAAAAGCGCGTCCTCGTATTCCTGTGTGCTCTCAAACTGCTCGATGGACGGCCTGGGCGGTACGTTCGGGATCTCGGTGGTCTTGCCCTGCGGCTTCTCCGGTTCCTGCGCCTGGGCCTTGTCCAGGGCTACCTTCCGCCAGTAAGCCGCTTCCCGCTCCGCTTCGCGTCTTGCCCGCGTGATCTCGTCGATTCGCTCCTGGGCCGTTTTCTTTTTCGGCTCAGGGGGACTCGCGGGGTCTCCGCTTCCGTCTCCGTCTCCAGGATCTGCCACGGCGCCTTCTGCGCCCTGGTCCCCGGTCTCCTTGGGGTCGATGCCTTCCCCGTCCTTGATTTCAGTGGGATCGCCCACCATCCCTTCGGCGCCTTCCGGCGTAATCAATGGATATGTCATTTCTTTTTCTCCTTCGCGCCCAATCGGGCGAAATTTAGCGCCGGTTACGCAGGGCAAAGAAAAAGGGCGGCAGTGAGATGGTGAGGCACCTCACTGCCGCCCTTGATCCTTCTTTCGTTCCTGGGCGGTTGGCCGACCGCCGAAGGAAACCCTGTTTTCCGACGAACCCCGGTTTCCGGGGGTTGATCTTATCCTATGCGGTTGGCTGCTGTTGCGCCATTACCGCCTGTTTCTCTATCTCCGCAGAAATCGCCGCGAAAAGCTCCTGTGCCCCCGGATAATCGGACGCCTTGATTGCAAGCGGGGCAATGATCCCCGCCAGTTGCGGGGCGTACTGCATCGTTTGCAGGAGGAAATCCACCATTTCCTGCCTCTGGGAGCTGTACGAGGCCCCGACAGAGGCAATCAGGTCATACTTGCCGACACGCAGGTCATTTTCTACGGCCTCCCTTCCATTTTCGTCCAGGTAGGGGCGGTTGATTTTTACGATTTGTTCCTGTCCATCTTCCCCGCGCACCCGCAAGGCCCTTGCCGTGTCGTAAATCTTGGGGATCAGGTCCAAAAGCTGCCGTCCGCTGTAAATGATGGCCCGCTGAAGGTTGTCCACAAAGGAATAGGTCCCCTTGTCGGACTGCTGGATCCTTGCCATGATCGCCTTCCCGCTTCGCTCATTCGACGCGGCCCCCTTCGCGGCCTCGTAGCGCCCCAAATGGTCCTCGATGTCCAGGGAGGACTGTTGAAGCATCGCCATGATTGCCGTGGGAATCTGTGCCTGTGGCTCGCGTGACGGCTTCTGGAGGCCCGCCACGGCGTTGTAGCGGATATACATGCGGTTGTGCCGGTGCGCCTCGTCCCATTCGTTCTCGAAGCCCTTGATTTGCCGATGATCCACGATAAACGGCATTTTCGGCGCAAGGGCCACGGTCTCGGTTGCCGCAGATGCCCAATAATTAAACATCTGCTGCGGCCCTTTCGCGCCACGGGCAAGCGACAGGTAGTATTTTTTCCCATCGGCCACGATCTCGTCCCCGAATACCGGGATGATCGGAATGTATGCCCCCGGCCACTCGGTCTCTTCCAGGACCTCGGCCCCGCTCATCTTGCACCACATGACCTTTTGCGTTTCGGCGGTTCGTTCGCGCACGATCCTGAGCCCGGCGGCCCGGATCATATCGGGCGTGAGCCCATCCTTGCCCCCCAGGACCACCACTTCCCCATTGTCCAGAAGGGCGATTTTCTGCGAAACAGGCACCTTGTAAAAATATTCCGCAATCCTTACCTTGTCTCCCTGCATCCAATCGCCGAACACCTGGGAGACGGAAGAACTGTCAAAATCGGACACCTCCGCGCCTGGGTAGAGCTTTTTGTATGATTTCTTGTCGATGAGCTCCTCGACAAAGCAGTATTTCCCATCCTCCAGGGTGAACTCGGTCGCGAATGGGTCATAATGCACCGAAAAGGGGTTCACGATCCGCTTGATTCGGATGTCCTGGTTGAATGTGTCAGGCCCCTCGTACTCGGTTGTAAGCCGCCAGAACCCCGTAGAACACGAAATCGCATGGGAATAAGCCGTGTCGTAGGCGATCTCCGCAGAGGAAAGGTATTCGATCTGACGAATCAGGCCGTTGTAAAGCTCGGCACGGGGCGGGTCCGCCACATCGTCCACCGGAATGACCTTTACCCTGGGCCGGTTCAACATCTGGTCGCCGCGAAGCTGCCGAATGAACTTCTGGAGCTTGTTGATGGTCAGAACCGGGCGGCCATCATTCTCCCTTTCGGCACGAATGGAAGCGGGCCATTGCCCTTCATCGACATCATAGACGAACTTCATGTCGTTGCGGGCCTCGTCGTAGATGTGCCGCCAGCCATCGGTTGCCTCTTTGTAGGCTTCCTTTGCGTCCTTCAGAAAATCTTCATCGCCGCGCACTGACATTTAAGCCCCCATCCATGCCCCGGAAGAAGCGACCGCCCTTCTCGCGGGAAGCGGAACCACTTTCCGGTCAGAATATCTTGATTCTGTCAGGGTGTACCTATACCAATTCTCCATAAAGTGATCGTTTTCCTTGATCGGCTTCCCATTGTCATCGAACACCCACCGCTTGACTTCGTAAATATGCCGTTCGCAGGTGTCGAAAATAAAGCAGGTCGGCATCCGGTTTGGGCCGCGAAGCCATGTCTGGATATTCTTGATCCCGCTATCCTTGTCCTTGGACGCCACATGAAGGGTGATGCCCCTCTCGCTCAGCTTTTCATCGAGAATCGAAAAGGTGTCCCGGATGTTGGACCCAAGGGCGTTCCGCATATAGGCGGTGTCTCCCTTACTCAGGGGGTCGATGTAGGCATCCTCGATTTCCCACCCATGAATACGGACCTTCCTTATAATGTCGTCGGCGATTCCTTCGGCGCTCAGGTTCTCCCAGGTCTCGGCAATGCAATAATGAAGGTCATGCGGGTCCACCGCCCAATAGGAAACCGCCTGCGGGGTCGAAAGGTGAAAGTCGATCATGACAGTGACAGGCCAGTCGGCAGGAACCTCAAAGGGCTTGATGACATGGATGTTGTCGTCAAACTCCTTGAGAACCCTTCCCACCAGGGCCTTGAACTGCCCGAACACGCGGGGCGGAACGTCCGCCGGGTCGATGTCCTTGATAAACTTCAGAATCTTGAGCTTCCCGACATCCTCCATCTTCTCCGGGCCGGAAACAACTGTCTCCAGGTAACGCTCTGCGGCAAATCCCCGGTCGGACACCGGAAGTCCCTTCTCCTTGTCATCATAAAGAAGCAGGTCGAAGAACTTCCGCCTTTGCATCAATTCAAGACCCATGTCCCGCAATACGCGGTGGTCCGACTTGTAAAGATCCGGGTTGTCGGTGATGTTCATGTTATCGACAATGGCAATGTCCCGCCGCCCGGAGAGCACAATCTCATCCAGTATCCAGGCTTCCTTTAATGGGGTCAGCGACAAAAGGGTCTTCCCGCAATCGAGAAGAAGCCCGCGGGACATGGCGGAATATTTGCTTTTGGGGGGAGGTTCGTCCATAATCACGCCCTGCGCCCGGAAGGATTCAAACAGGTCGTCGTCCTGCGAATAGGACATGATTGTGAGGGTAGACTTGTTCATCCACTCGAAATAGTACTCCACACCCTGTTCGTTCTTCTTGGTGGTGTACCAGTTGGCCGGCGCCCATTTCCTGATTTCCGGCACCAGCACACGCCCGATGTGCAGCTTCCAGTCTTCCCCGGTCAGAATCAGGTTGACCGGCGGCTTGATCCCCAGGGAAGAGGTCCGGTAATAATGCCCGCCAGCCTCAAAAGCATCCGCATCCCCCTTCTTCCTCGGCTCCCAGGGCTCGTACCCAAGAAGCCAGGACAGCAGAATGCAGATAGCAGACGCACTCTTCCCGATCTTGTTCGAAGAAATGGCGGCTATGGTGCTTTTCTGGTGGCAAGCCTCGATCAGCCTTCTTTGCCATGGATAGGGCTCCCAGAAGAATACCCGGTGAGCATTCGCAAACGCCTCCAGGCGCTCCTCCGAAGTCTCCCCCGTTATCTTGAGCCCGGCATCCTTAGCCATCCATCTTCCCTTCCTTGCTCTTCCCGGAAGCCATTGGCCGGATAGCCTTCTTCCTCAAGGGAACGTTCTTCCTCCCCGGCTTCGGGCCAGGGGGCCTCTTCGCTACCTTCTCCCCGGACTTCAGGCCCCGCTCGATCTCCCCCACGATGCGGAACAGCATCTTGACCGCCGCATCCATATCCTTTGTGTTCTGCTCCAGGTCTATGACCCTATCGAGGATCGTTCTGTCGCCCATCCTCAACAGTCCCCAACCGAACAAGGCTCGCCCGGATCAACAGGAGGCCACTCATGAACCTTCAGATCCGCCGTAAGCCTGCTCACAAACACCTTCATAATGCACTCGTAGCAAATAGACGCCTCTCCAAGCTCAAAGAGGTGAACAACAAGGCAAAGCCCGCACTTCCCGCAGATATCGCAACCACGGCCATCCTGGACGTCCACAACACCCTCGTTTTCATTCAAGAGAAGCATATTGACCCTTTTGCTTTTCGGAGGTATGAGGGGGGAAGTGAATTTCTACCCCCCCGGTCGCCTCCTGGCCCTGTACCCCCCCTACCCCTGGATCAGCTCGCCTCTCGCGCCCTGGAGGCGGAGCCCAGGACCAGGCCGGAGGAGGAGGGGGCCCTGACCATGGATCTACCCGCCGCCATGCCCCGAATCACACCGATCATCCCGTAATGGCGCATAAGGTCCATAATGTAAACTTGCCTTGCCTTGTAACTTGCCGTTATCGTTCGATGTTTCCGAATCTATCATGTTATGGCTATCATTATCCTGTATCGTATCGCTGCTAAACATCGATCTCGTCGGCCTCCTGGATCTCCCTCCTGGCTCCCCTCAGAGCCTCCAGGTCGGCGTGTACTGACATCATATTGCTAGTGGATTGTCCTCTTTCCAGGCGTTCCTTGTCGTATAATTGGCAGGCTGCGAGTACTGCGCTGGCGGCTGGCATTTTTTTGATCGACTCATCGTCAATGGCGCCAAGGAGCCTCACTTGCAATCTCGCCAGTATATCCGCCCTATGTTTTTTATATGTGTCTGTGTCTGCGTTTGGTAGTAAGTCTTTGATTTGCTTATTGATTGCCTGTGGCGAGACGCCTTGGATCGCTGCAATCTCCCGATATGTTGCGCCGCCCCGCCGTAGCTCTACCGCTCGCAACTTATCAACCCTCCCGACTCTTGGCATCCTGCCTCTGTGGCCTCCCTGATCGTCCGTGCTGGTGTCACGCCGCCGCGATGCGCTATCGCGCCCGCTATGGCTGTACGTTGCGGAGTGAGTCCGCCTGCGC